GAGGCGGGCCCTCGAGCTTTGAAGTGCGCTGGTAGCCGGTGAACCAGATCTGTATGAACCCTGCGCAAGCTGCGGTCACGGTGAAGACCATGACCAAGGCGAGTAGCAAGGACAGAGATTTGATTGACCAGTCGTAAAGTTCCTTTAACATTTAACGGTTTCTTCCAATAAATAGGAGTGCAAAGCACCCCGTTGAAATAATCAGATCCACAGGACTCCCGGAAGGGACCCTTGAAGAAAGATTTTTCAGCATTGGTCGTAAATCCGAAGAATGCGAGGGCATCTACGATCTCGTGATAATGCGCAGTAGGGACGATTAAATCGTCCCCGTACACCATCAAGTCGTTGGTGAACGCTGAACATATGGCAAAGAACAGCAAGCTTTCAAGTTCGAAAGTGTAGCCGTTACCCATGCTTGACCACTTTTCGTAAACAAATTCGGATCCATCTAAGGAACCGAACTGACTACGAGTGCGGTCGAGCATGATTGCCCAGTCGATGGGGAGTAATTCCCATACGACCTCACGAGAGACTGTATCAGACGCCGACTTAAGATCGATTGTGGCGTAACTGCCATCCCTACTTCCGATTCCAGCAAATGTTTGGTTATGGGATTGAGTGTTAAGGTCAATCCCGAACCGCATCAGCCGGCGTCGGATATGGGCGCCGAGACCTTTTTGGAAGAAAATATTCCAGCGAGGCTCGACTGCGATCGATCGATCAGTCTTTGAGTTTTTCGGGACGAAGGTAACGCGGTTGCTCCGGGTCGTTTCGACCAAGAGTTTCCTCGTTGCCACGTCGTATTGAAACTTTCGGGAGAGGTATGAATTCTCCACGAAGGCTTGCAAGTACGGGTAGCAATCGTGCGTTACAGTCCCAGGCGATTGCAGTTTATTGTAAGCAGCCGTGAAGCCGCCTACAGTAGATCGATCGGCTCCAGGTCCGAAAGAGCAATCACCGATCCACTTGTAATGAGGCACCCCCAGCACATCAGCGACCTTTGAGCGGACAGTTAAAATCAACTGCTCGCGAGAAGGAACTTTTCGCTGCTGGTAAGTATTACCAGCAACGTTCGGTTTGAGCCATTTAGCTCGACCGTCGCGGACTGCTGCGAACGCCTGATTTACTTGTGAACATGTCTTCTCTGCTCTGTAAAACACTTCCTTAGCGGCGGCTTTCTTATCGATACCAGTAGGCAGCCATTCTGCTTTTGACAGCAGTCTGGTCGCTTGATAGTGTCGGAAGAAGTCGTCGCTGCTAAGGAAATCAAAGCAGGGAGATAACCCCAGAATGGCCTCATACTCGCCATACTTCAGCATGATGCTGACAGTAAGCGAGCGAGGGCAGTCTAGCGCACGGAGGATCTGCTGAGCAGATTTAACGTGCAAATTCAACTGAACTGAGTTCATAGATGCTAGACTACCTTTCTTTAGTAAGGTCGTTCGAAGGTGGTGATCGCTGCGGTCGTAATGGCCTCGCCCAGTGCGTCGTTCAGCATTGCGCGGAGGTCTTTACGATTCTGGAGCGTCGCCCGGCCAGGCAGGGTAAGTTCAAACTTACCGATGCACTGGTATGCCAGCGTCGGCGAAGCAACGAAGCCCGATGCATCTTGACCGGAAATGGTTTCCAGGGTCGGCAGCACCAGTTTACCCATCACTTTATTTGCTTGGCCATTTTTGCCCATGCGAAGAGAGAAGGTGAACTGAGGCATACCGATGGAAATACCACCAGCCGTTTCGTTCCAGGTTGCGAGGTCCGAGGTGCAGTCTTGCGGCACGAAGGTGTGATTCACTGGTGTGCCTGCGGCATCAGTCAGTGTGAGATTGGCGATTGCTGCCATGGTGAGGTATATCCTTTAAAAGGTTATCTTCGTACGGAGGTCCTCAGTAACGCAAGAGCGTTAGCGAGGTGCTCCTTGGATAGAGGGTTCTTAAACGATGGTACCACCGGCTCAGGAGAAGCTATTATTCTATCGCGGTTATGAAGAACATTTGCAGAAGTGCAAAGATCTACAGAACTGTGAGTGTAAATATAGCTACTATCTGTAACCGTAAGACCGTCGAATCTGGTTACCCAGTTATTCCTCGTAAATTTTACTGACACCCCACCTAACCAGGTGAGACCGTCAGCAAAGCTACGAGACATAAGATAATCCCCTACTGGAAAGACCCAGTCTGCTGCAAAGGACCAGGGAAGTAATTCCCAGGCCAGAGAAGCAGGATCTGTGAAACCCAGTTGAGACATCGTATGTACGGTGTGGTTAGCTACTTGGTATCGTAGCTTTACC